GCCTCGTTAGCCGCCTTCACGTCCTTGTCTCCATCATCTACAACAGTCCAGCCGCGCTTGGCGAGGCCCTTGAACTGTGCCTGAGTGACTTCGGTGCGGATGCCGTCCTTCTCCATGACGACAGTCTTCTTGCTCATGACCTCTCCTTTGATAGCCAGACCTCGAAGAGGTCTGCTTGGGTGAAGTAATCCGGGAACGTAGATGCGATCCGGTTACTGCCGCCAACGGAAGTACAGCGGATCTGCTGGATCTTCCAGTGGCCTGAGTCGGTGGTCACCAACTCACGTTCGATGTTGACGAGCTTGGTCCTCGCCGTGTCTGCCATCCAGTCGAGCTGGTCGCGGTTGATCGCCGCGAAGCTGACCGTGTACGGCAGTCGCCACTCGGTAGCGCTCATGCCCATCGATCCCGTACCCGGCTGGGCGGTACCACTGGCCAGTGTGTACCACGGGATGAAGTTCGACAGCGTGCCGTCAGGCTCGCCCTGCCAGCCATAGGGGTCCTCGGGCACAGCGTTGTCACCTACGGGCAGGTCCATTTCCCGTAGTTCAGCCAGGATTCGGTCGGTGACCGGACCCCTGGTGATGGTGACAACTGTCATGACGACGCCTTCTGTGCGAGTCGCTGGATGTGGGCTTCTGCTACCAGTCCACCAAGCGTGTCCACCCAATCCTCGAAGGCGGGACGGATGTAGGGATGGGGCTTGGTGCCAGGGTGGTTGACCTGCTTCACGACCACCCGCTTGCCACCAGCGAAGAACGCCAGCGCCTTCTTGTTGCGGGCCTTGATGACGTGCGGCTTGGTACCGAACTCCACGTACCCCGCGTACGGCGTGTCGGGTCCTACGGTGACCCCGTTGGGCTGTACCCGGACCTGGATGGACTGCCGCAGCCGTCCAGTACGCACCGGCACGCGGGATTCCATGTCGGCCTTCATGTAGTTGGCCGCGTTCACCAGCACGTCCATGGTGGTGGCGTCAGCGTCCTTGCCAGACTCGCGCAGGGCCTCGGCCAGCGAGTTGATGTCGGCGCTTGCGACAGACCTCATGGCTTCTGGTACCCCCTGACGAGGAAGCGACGGGTGGCTCGCAGTTCACCGGCCTTGGCCGAGGAGTCGATGACGAACCGCTTGCCGATCATGTAGTCGTCGGCGTCCGAGGCGGTGATGGTGACCTCATCGTCGCGCTCAGGCACCGGAGAGATGTCCCACGGCAGCGAGAGGTTGGTGGTCTGCATGGTGACCTCATCCTCGGCCACCATCACCGGAGCGCCACCAGAGACCTCCCAGACCCGACACCGACCCTCGTAGATGGTGGTGCGCTGGCCAGGGATCACCTGATGGGTGGCGTTGTCGAAGCCCGGAGGCTTCACGCGCTCGATCTTGCAGTAGTAGCCCATGATGGACTCCGCACGCTCGCGCACGTAGTCCACAGCACGGGACGAGATGCCCAGCGGGTCATAGACCATGACTAGGCCCCCGGCTGGTACTCAGGCACGTACTCCGGGTAGGGCCGGTTACCGTACGCCTGCCGACCCGCCTCCAGGTTGTCGTGCATCCCGGTACCGAAGTCGAAGGGTGCGATGTCAGCGTCGGTCTGCTCGCCGGGGGTGATGCCGCCCACATCAGGTGATCCCCCGACGAGCAGGTTCTTGTGCTGCGACCGCAAGGACACAGCAAGATCCCGAAACTGCTGGGCCAGAGAGGCTAGCCCGATGGATACACCATCAGCGGAGTAGTTGGCCTCGCGGGCGAACCTCGCGGCGATGGTGTCGGCGGCTACGGAGGCCACGTACTCCGTAGTGTTGTAGATCGGCTTCCACTTGGAGATCAGCCACTCGATCTCGCCATCCTGGAGGAGAGCCTTGTTTGGGTCGGTGTCGCCAAGGAGGAACCGGACCGCATCCTTGTCGGACGCAGACGGGTCTGTGTACGTAGCGGCCACGGTTCCTCCTCAGCTCAGAACTGCTTCTTGCGCTGGTGCATCCCAGCACCGGCCCCAATTGCACCAGTACCACCGATAGCGATGCCACCGGTCTTGCCCGGATTGGCAGCCATCGCCCCACCAGCACGCTGGAGGCCACTGCCGATCTTGTTGGTCAGACTGGGCGCACGGCGAGCACCAGCGATTCGAGTACCGGTGCCCGGAGCCATGCTGGCCCCGAGACGAGAGGTACCTCCACCGATCTTGCTGCCCAGCGCCTTGACTGGCTTCAAGAGCCCAGTGGGCATCTCGAACTTGGCGATCTCATCGCCATGCTCAACGCCGAACGCCGACTGCATCAGTCCTCCTTGCGGTCCCGGCGCTCGCCCTCGACCTCGCGGGCAGCGTCCACGCGCTCGTCGTACAGCTCACGAGCGGTCTTGCCACCCTCGATGTCGCCGCCGTCGCGGGTCTCAGCCTCGTCCTGCTCCTTCAGCGTGGAAGGAACCTGATCCTCGTGAGCCAGCTTTCCGGGCGAGTCCACGAGGACCTGATCGGCCTCGGCCAGCTCGTTGCCCTCCAGCGGGTCACGAGCGGTGCTCTCGTCACGAAGCTCGCGCTCGGTGCCAGCGTTGGACCGCTCAGTGGCGGGAGTGAGCGGACCCTCACGGCGCTCATCCTCGTCCCGACGCTCCTCAGGGGTGTGCTCAGTCATTGGTGTTCTCCTCCTCGTTCTCTTCCTCAGCCTGCTGGTTGAGGATCTCGTCCAGTCGGGACTTCAGCCTCGGGCGGTTCTTGCCCTGCTCTTCCAGGGCATAGACGGAGAGCGCCTCGCCAGGGTGCTCTTCGACGTACTCCATGACCTCATCGATGTTGTGGTCTGCCGGGTCGAAACCCAGGCCCTCGGTGGTGTCCACCGAATCCGAGTCGGAGCGCTCGGAAGTCTGGTCGGGGTCGGTCTGGTCCAGCTGGGTCACCACGTCACGGGAGGAGACTCCCAGACGCCGCTCCACATCGGAGCGAAGTCGGACCTCGCGGTGGAACATGCGCGGCTTCACATCCGTGCTGTCCACCACCGGGATGATGCGTCGAGTCCGGACCAGAAGCTCGATTCGCCCGATGGCGATGTTCTGGTCGAAGTCCTCGCCCATCTTGTACGTCTCGCCCTCCCACACGAAGTCTCGTGCGCAGATGAACGACACGTTGCTGTTGTTGACGAGTGCGCTGGGCATCACCAACCACCCTTCTTCTTGGCGTTGTTGTAGGCAGTCTTCTCAGAAGCCATCATCGCTCCGGAGGCACCGGCCAGACCGCCAAGGATTGCGCCCTGCTTGGTGTGAGTAGCGAGGCCACCCAGCGCTGCGCCACCGCCAGCGCCGATGGCGCTGTGTCCCAAACGAGTCTTCTGGGCGTCGAGGTACGCCTTCTTCTTCTTGCCCTTGGGGGCGTCCAGGGCAGCGGCGTTCTGCCCACCCCACAGGTAGGGGTTGCGGGCCTTGGTGATCTCGCCGTGGTCTACACCGAACGCCGATTCCATCAGAGGTGCCTTCCCTGGTAGCGACGGGTGCCACCGGTCTGGAACGGGCTCCACGAGGTGTTGCCGGTGCTACGCCGCCCAGCAGCGTGGACTCCAGCCTTGCGGGCACCGCCAGTGGACTTCGGGTTCAGGCTCTTCAGCGAGAACGAAGCCTTGTGTGCTCCGGCCTTGCGAGCACCACCACGAACGGTGCTCATCCCGACCCGAGCGAAGTCACGGAGGGAAGACCCATTGACGAGCTTGCTGATCTCCTCGCCGCCGTGCTCAACACCAAACGCAGACTGCATCTCTATCTCCTCAGATGACGAGAGGGGCCAGGGCTCGCACCCCAGCCCCTCTCAGGTTTGACTCAGCGTCAGGCGACGGCGTTGGAGAGGAACACGCCCATCTCCGGAGCGACGACCTTCATGTCGTAGGTCATCTCGCCCTCGATGCGGTCCGAAGCGATGTGCTCCATGCGGAAGTTCTTCATCCGGATGCCGTACTGGTTACCAGCGAGGTAGCCGTTCCAGGTGAAGATGTAGCCAGCCGCAGGGGTCATCAGCGACGGAGCGGACGGGGTGTAGCACAGCAGCGCCGACTTCGAGTTGCTCATGAAGTCGTAGTTGGCGTTGTCGTCCTGGGTCTGGCCGTCAGCGAACTCCTGACCAGTGGTCTCCTGGGTCGCGTACGACACCAGGATCTTGTCCACGTCGAAGAGGCTGGCGAGCAGGTCCTCGGTGACCACACCACGCTGGGTGTACTTGATCCGGTCGATGATGTCCGGGTGGTTCTTCAGCGAGGTGATCGCGTCAGCACCAAGCACCAGCGTGTTGGCCTTGCGACCCGACTGCTTGATGAACTCCGTCTGCATGTTCGCGAACTGGACAATCGGGTCCGACGAAGCATCGCTCCACTGGGTGAACTGGTCAGCACCCGGAACGGTGCCACCAGCGATGCCAGCAGTGTCGGTGGCCCAGATGCCAGTCTTGAAGTAGTTCGCGTTCCAGTCCAGGTCCCGCCGAAGCAGAAGCTGGTTGGTGACGAACAGGGTGGCGTCCTTGTCGAGGCTCCAGAAGGAGTCGGCGTTGGCGCGAACCTGGTCATCGATGTCCTTGTGAACACCGTAGACGTGGCAGTAGTACTGCCCGGTGTCGGTCTTCCAACCGCTACCGACCGTCTCGGTACCCGGCGCACGACGCTGAACGTCGGTACGCCGCCAATCCGACTTGCGGTACTTCCAGTACAGATCGGACTGCTTGTTCACCGGCACACGCGGGAAGATCTTGTCCGCGATGAAGTCGCGGCGGTTGATCATGTAGCCAATCGACACATTCGTCAGCGGGACGTTGATGTGAAGATCGCTCTGAGTGGGGTTCGGCATCTCTCAGACCCTCCTATCAAGACCCGAGTCGGAGGAGGACCGAGATCAGCTCGTCGGCCTCCGTAGCGGACGAAATGGCGACACCGACACCCGCAGTGCCCACACCAGCGGCAACACCACGACCATCAGCAGCGACATCGACGGCAGTGCCAGCAGTGACGGCACCGGAGACCCGGACCTTGCTGACACCGCGGATGCCCACGGTGGCTGCCTCATTGGCAACCTGGGGCTTGTTCTGCAGAACGCCGATCACCACGTCGCCCGTGGTAGCGCGGCCTGCAAGGTGCTCACCCTTGATGGTGACGAAGCGGTACTGGTTACCCGCGTTGTCAACCGGCGAGCCCGGAGCGTTGCTCACACCAGTCCGGACAGCGAGCGTGTTGTCCGAAGTGAGCGTGATCGACCGAAGAGACTCTTCGTACGCCACAGCGATTCCCTACCTTTCCTTCTAGAAAGAGCCCCGCTGGGCGCGGTACTCGTCGTATGCCTCGGGGGTCTGGTCGAAGACCGAGACGATGTTGGCCGGGTCAGCAGACTTGCCGATCTCGACCGCCTGCGCCTCGACCCGGCTCATGATGTCGTCGTTGTCGCCGCCACCGATGTAGCCGCGCTCCTCGAAGATCATCGCGCCAGCGCCCTCCAGGCACTTGGCGATCACCGAGCAGTCCTCGTAGCTCATCGACTCGGCCATCCGGTAGAGCACCGGGCCAAGCTCCTGAGCGTCCACCGGGACGTTGTACTCGGCAGCCTTGGAGATGTACTCGCGAGTGAGGCGAAGGTCGCGCTCAGACTTGGCGATCTCCTCGGCCTGCTGGTACTTCGCCTCGATCTCCTCGACCCGACCAAGGGCCTTGGCGATCACCTTGTCGCGGTCGTCGTCGGAGTACGCCTTCGACAGCTCCTCCATGACCTGCTCGGAGAAGGACTTGGAGACCCCGGACTTCGGAGCGTTGAAGAACGCGGACTTGCCGACAGGCTCCTCAACAGGCTCCTCGTGCTCGATCTCTTCACCCTCGTCCATGCTGAACTCGTAGGCGTTGCCCTCGTCGTCGTAGACGATCTGGCCGTCCTCCAGGGCGTTCTCATCGAGGAGGTTTCCATCCTCGTTGTAAAGCTTGGGCATTGTGTCCTCCTCGGTAGCCCTCTTGGCAATTGTGATCATCGCGTGCTGGTTCGCTCCCTTGTCCACCAGAGAGATCTCATCGATCTCCATGTTGGAGAGCTTGCGTACTGGTCGCGGCATGTTCATCAACCTCACTCTTAGTCTGTAGGCGAGTGCAAGTCAGTCATGCACGACGCCGAACGCGGACAGTTCATCGGACTTCTTGATCGGCAGCTTGTTGAGTGTCTGGCTAGCCCGACGCACCGAGAAGCCGACCTTCTCGCCAGTGCGGTAGGACTTGGACTTGATCCGCTCCAGGTGCCCCTGCTCCAGGTTGCCCTGGTGGAATCCAGTCATGAACTTGGTCTTGTGCGAGACCTTGGAGACCTCCTCCATGTCCACCCAGTTCCCCTCCGAGCCGTAGAACCCATCCTCGAATGGGCTGGGTGCGCTCTTGGT